AGGCATGAGATTATTCATGATTTTTTATATGAGTGCGGAATTGACTATGGTATGCAGTTTCACAATGAGTAATGCGTTGATTTTTTTGCGATACAATTTGAAAAGTTGGCAAAGATTTTTGAAGATGCAGGGTGTAAGGAGTGATTAAATGCTTAATGCAATAAGAAAAGGAGTGAGTTGGTTGGATGCTAAGTTGAATAATCCATTAGAAGAAACAGTAAATAACTTGAAGTGGCTTGAATTAGAATTGGAAGCGTGGCTTAATTCTAAAGAACGTGCGGATCAAATAAAGGCGGATATGTATTATAGAGATATACAAGATATAGCTAAATACAAGCGTATGGCAATTGGTGAGGGTGGCGAACTTGAAGAAGTTAAGAACTTACCAAATCATAAAGTAATAGATAATCAATATAAAAGGCTCGTCAATCAGAAAGTTAATCACTTGGTTGGTAAGCCTTTTACTGTTAATACCGATAATAAAACGTATGTTGATATGTTAAATAAATATTTTAACAAGAAATTCATGAAAACATTAAAAAGTGTTGGTAAAGATGCTAATAATGGCGGTGTTTCTTATTTATATCCTTACTATGATAACAATGAATTAAAGTTTAAACGCTTTAAGTCATATGAAATTAAAGTGTTTTGGAAAGATGATGAACACAATGAAATAGATTTCTTTTGGCGTTATTATAGAAAGCCTGTACGTTTTTCAAATGGAAGTGTTGAAGATATTCAGCATTTAGAAGTATATACATTAGAGGGTGTACGTTATTACATCTATAAAGGCGGTACATTGCTTTATGATAAGTTGAAAGGTGCAACTACTTACAGCTATTTAACATATACTTCATCAGTTGGTAATGAGGTTGTAGAAGAACAGCATCTTTCTTTTGAAAGAATACCACTTATCCCTTTTAAGGCTAGTGATATTGAAGAACCGCTTTTAAAGCGTGTCAAATCACTTCAAGATGGTATTAATACAATTACAACTGTATTCACAAACAATATGCTTGAAGATAGTCGTAACACCATTCTTATTATTATGAATTATGATGGTGAAAATCTAGGAGAATTTAGAAGAAATCTTTCAACTTATGGTGCAATTAAGGTAAGGAACACTAATGAAGAAAAAGGTGGTGTTGATACCTTACAGATTGAAGTAAATGCTGAAAACTATAAAACAATCCTTGAAATGTTTAAAAAGGCACTTATTCAAAACGGTGGCGGTGTAGATGTTACTGAACTAAGAGCATCAGGAACGCCTAATCAAATGAATATCCAAAGCATGTATTATGATATTGAATTAGATACCAATGATACAGAAACTGAATTTCAGTATTCTATGGAGCTGTTAAAGTGGTTTATCGACTTTGACATCAACTATCAGGGTAAAGGTAATTTCTTTGATGAAAAAGTTGAATTTATCTTTAATAGAGATATGCTGCAAGATGAAACTTCAATTATTGATAATTTGGTTAAATTAAAAGGTATTATTAGTGATGAAGATATTATCAAGCAACTTCCTTTTGGTGATTCTCAAAAGTTAATTGATAATATGAAGAAACAAAAAGAAGAACAAAAGCATGAAGTATTAAAAGAGTATGCGAATGCTTTTGTAAATAATCCACAGAATAATCCACAAATCAACAATGAAGGTGATGAATAATGCCTGGTAGTGATTACTGGAAAAAGAGATTTGAACTGCTTGAAGATGCTATGAATAACAAGGGTGCGCAATATATGAAGGATTCAGAAGCAATATATCGTAAAGCCATAAGTAACACTGAAAAAGAGATTTCGAGGTGGTATACACGTTTTGCTGATAACGAAGGTATAAGCTATCAAAGAGCGGTTGAAATGCTAACTGGTGATGAATTAAAAGAATTTCATATGGATGTTAAAGAATATATACAAAAAGGAAAAACGTTAGGTATATCTGATCAATGGTCTAAGGAATTAGAACGTGCATCTACAAAGGTCCATATTAGCAAGCTGGAAGCCTTGAAACTGCAAATGCAGCAACAGGTTGAGGAATTGACAGGAAAGAAAGCTAAGGGCATTACTCATCTTATGAGCGATATATATAGCGATACCTTTTATAAAACAGCTTTTGAAATTCAAAAAGGCTTTGGTGTAGCTACTAATTTTGCTAAGTTGGATAAGAAAGTTGTTGATAAGATCCTTGTTAAACCATGGGCATCTGATGGTTCAAACTTCTCAGAACGTATTTGGGGAAGTCATAGAGCACAGTTGGTTAACAAACTGCACGAGGGATTAACACTGAATCTTATACAAGGGAAACCGCCTGATAACTTAATAAAGGAGATTGCAAATACATTTGAAGTTGATAGAAAACGTGCTGCCACATTGGTATTTACTGAAAAGGCATATTTTCAATCACTGGCACAACATGATTCGTTCAAAAATTTAGGCATTGAAGAATATGAAATTGTTGCTACATTGGATACTAAAACATCAGAGATATGTCGAGAAATGGATGGTAGGCATTTTAAATTAAGTGACTATCAGATAGGTTTAACTGCTCCGCCTTTTCATCCGAGATGCAGAACTGCAACCGCTCCGTTCTTTGATGATGAATTTGAAGATGAAGTGAAACGTGCTGCAAGGGATGAAAATGGTGACTATTACACTGTACCAGCAAACATGAAGTATGATGAATGGTATAGAGGGTTTGTTGAAGGAGATAAAAATACTCTTGATAAATTGAAACCAACAAAGAGTGCTAAAAAAGTTGAATCAATAAGAACGTTTGATGGTATAATAAAAATACCTAGTAGAAGTTATGATGATATTATTGAATATATTGCTAATATCGATGATACTTCTTTTAATTCAAATGTTAAAATTAAAATT